ACAACAAAACGCGGCCAAGAGTTGGCGCCTGGGGGCTGCTAGGACCGCCTTTGGACGAACGTTTAGTGGTCTGGATGGTGCCGCGTATGGCTTTTGTTTTGTACGCAGCCTGGGGCGTTTGGCGGCGGACGTTATCAGCATTATGGACTTTGCAACATTCAAGGAGGAGCCAAGATGGGAAAAAGAGGACCTAGACCAACACCGACAACCGTTTTGAAACTTCGCAGCAGCACGCTGGTTGCCACAACGCACCGACGAGCCAGCTGGGTCAGACGGCCCCGCGCTGCTTCTGCCGTTCGTCGCCAGTGACGAGCGGGCCCGCTGGTACTTCGACCGGCTGATCGAGGATCTGCGGCGCATGGGTCTGTACGCGGCCGAGGACTACGCCGCGCACAACCGATGGGCCGCGCTCATGGCTGAGATGGAGCGCGCTGATGCGGAGGTGCGGCAGACCGGGCTGGTCATTGAAACCGCCCAGGGCAAGTGGCAGAATCCGATGAAGAAAGTCCGTGACGATGCCTGGGCTGAGGCGTCGAAGATCGGCAAGGAGTTTGGGCTGACTCCTGCAAGTCGCGTGGGTCTCGTTTCGTCGAGAAAGTCGAAGGGGATGCCTCGGGCATCGAAGCGCTCCTCAAGCCGAAGATCGCCTGACCAGCTGGACCCCGTCGCGGGCTTCAGTGCGTCAGCCACCGCCCGCAAAGGGCGACTGGTTTGACGTGGAGGAACTGAAACGCCTGACTGCGTTTTTCGGCCTGCTGCGTCACACGAAGGGCGTCTGGGCGGGCAAGCCGTTTGAGCTGTTGCCCTGGCAGCGCGACCTGCTCGGTGCCCTGCTGTGCTGGAAACGTGCCGACGGCACCCGCCGATTCCGCAGCGCGTACATCGAGATCCCTCGCAAGAACGGGAAGAGCACCCTGCTGGCAGCGATCGGGCTGTACATGCTCCTGTGCGATCACGAGCAGGGAGCCGAGGTGTACTGCTGTGCCTCGGCACGGGATCAGGCCGCAATCGTCGGAGACGCCTGCAGGCAGATGGTGCAGAGCAACCCGGAACTGGCGGCAAAGGTTGAGGTGTTCCGCAACGTCATCACGTTTGGCACGTCGAAGCTTGAGGTGCTGAGCAGCGATGCCGGGACCAAGCACGGCAAGAACGCCAGCTGCGTGATCTTTGACGAGGTGCACACGTTCGCCGACCGCGACCTGTACGACGCGATGGTGACCTCGATGGGTGCCCGCCAGCAGCCGCTGCAGGTTTGCATCACGACCGCCGGGCACGACCGCGAAAGCCTGTGCTGGGAACTGCACGACTACGCGGCTAAGGTTCGAGACCGGATCATTGACGATCCGGGTTTCATGCCGGTGCTGTTCTCCGCGCCCGTCGAGGCCGATTGGAAGAGCCCCAAGGTGTGGCGGCAGTGCAACCCGTCACTCGGGGTCACCGTGTCGGAGGAGTTCCTGCGGGCTGAATGCGAGAAGGCGAAGGAACTGCCGACCTACGAGACCACGTTCCGCCAGCTGTACCTGTGCCAGTGGACCGAGAGCAAGCGGGTCTGGATCAGCAGCGATGCCTGGGCGGCGTGTGCTTCGAGCGCGGCCGATGCCGACAGCCTGCAGGGTCGGGAGTGCTGGGGCGGGCTGGACCTGTCCACCACAACGGACCTGTCCTCGCTGGCGTTGGTGTTTCCTGCCAGCGATGGGTCGGTGGACGTGCTCACGTGGACGTGGTGCCCCGAGGAGGGCATCCGCCGACGCAGCCGCACGCGACCGAGCGCCGTACGACGTGTGGGCCAGCAAGGGCCACCTGCACCCGACGCCCGGCTCGGTGGTGGACTACGACCACATCGCGGCCCGCATCCGAGACGTGTTCCGCCGCTATCAAGTGCGGCACATCGGCTACGACCCGTGGAACGCCACGCAGTTGGCCAGCGGGCTTTACACCGAGGGCGTTCCCATGCTGGAGGTGCGGCAGGGATTCCGCACGCTCAGCGAACCGTGCAAGCGGCTCGAAGCCCTGGTGACCAGCCGGAAAATTCGTCACCCCGACAATTGCCTGCTGAACTGGGCAGTGTCAAACACGGTCACGGATCAGGACCCAGCCGGGAACCTGAAGCCATCGAAATCGAGCAGCACGGAGCGCATCGACCCGCTCGCTGCCCTTGTCACCGCGCTCGCGACCTGGCTGCACCAGAAGCAGGACGAGCACGGCCCCAGCGTCTACGAAGAACCCGAAAGGACCATCCAGTGGCTTTGAGAGACATCTTGCGCCGTTACCTCGGCCCCACCCCGCCCCGCTCGGATTTCGAGGACACCGTGCCCATCGGTCAGGCGACCAGCGGAGCGGTGCAGTCCTACGTCCAGTCCTACTCGTACACGGGCGAGGCGATCACGCCTGCTCGAGCTCTGGAGGCCCCGAGCGTGTACGCCTGCGTCCGTCTGATCGCGTCCAGCATCAGCAGGCTGGAGTGGCAGGTCCTTCGGGAGACCCCCGACGGCAAGATCGCGGAGCCGGCGCACCCGCTCCACAACCTGCTGAACTACGAGGCGTCGGATGACGTCGGCGCGATCCAGCTGCGTGAGAAGCTGCTGACGGATTGCCTGCTGACCGGCAACGCCTACGCCTACATCCACCGCGACCCCGCTGGTCGGCCAGTCGCCCTGGAGGCCCTGCGGCCGGACTACGTCGCCATGTACCGCGACCCTCAGAACCAGCCCTACTACCAGGTCTGGACCGGCCGCTACACCGGCACGAACGCCGAGAAGGCCGATGCGTCGATTCCGGGCATACGACATGTTCCACCTTGTCGGGCCGACCACGTTCGACGGCCTGCTCGGCGTGCCACCGATTCACTTGGGCCGCGACGTGATCGCGTTGGAACTGGAGATCACCGAGTACGTGACGCGGTTCATCGCTAACAACGCGGTCCCGGCTGGCACGCTGAAGATGCCGGGCCGTCTGAGCCCCGAGGCGTCGAAGCGGCTGCGTGAGGCGTGGCAGGCGGCCCACGGTGGTGCCAGCCGTGCCGGTCGCGTGGCCGTGCTCGAGGACGGCCTGGCATACGAGCCGATCTCAGGAACCTTCAAGGATTCTGAACTTATTGAGATGCGGAAGTATTGCCGCCAGCAGATCGCGGCCATGTTCCAAGTCCCGGCCCACAAGGTCGGCGACACCGAGGCGGGCTCGTACAACAGCACGGAGCAGGCTGACTCCGAGTTCGTCAAGATGACGTTGGCCAGTTGGGCGGCCAAGTTGGAGCTGGAGGCCAGCCGCAAGCTGATCGTGCGCGGCGAGCCGTTCTGCACCAGGCTGGACTTTGGCAGCCTGCTGCGGGCTGACATGAGCACGCGGTTCCAGGCCTACGCCACCGCGATCACCAACGGCATCCTGACGCCCAACGAAGTCAGGGCCCTTGAAGGTCGCCCGGCCGTGGACGGCGGCGACGTGATCCGCCTGCCGATGAACACCGAGGCCCCCGGCCAGCAGCCCGCTGCAGCCCCTACCGCGCCCGCTGAGGCGCCGGAGGCTGAGGAGCCGTCGGTGGACCTTGACCCGGAGGAGATCAATCCGGAGGCATCCAGCGCGCCCGAGGAGCCTGCAGACGATGAGGACGAGAATCAGAGAGCGGCCGAGGGCATTGCCGCGGCCCAGCGGATGGCCGCCAGGGCGGCCGTTCGTCCGGCGATCGAGGGTGCGTTCCGCCGTCACTTGCAACGGGTCGCCGAGTACCTGACCCGGCAGCGCACGCAGGCGAAGCTCGACAAGTGGGCACCGCCGATCGACTGCCTCGAAGCCGAGCTGCGGGACACCGTGGCCGGTCTGGGCCGACTGTACGGAGACGAGTCCAAGGCCCTGACCGCTCTATCCGACTGCCTGCTGAGGCACGCGAGGCACCTGCGCAGCAGCGTTGGGGCCATCGCCGACGTGGGCAGCGTCATCGACCGATGGGCAACCATTCCGGGCTCGGCCGCGGCCGAACTGCTCGACATGGTTCGTCTGGAGACAACCGAAACCCCTGTCCTGGAGGACAACCATGCACAAGACTGAAACGCGAGCGACCGGAACCCTGTCCGAGGCAAAGGACCTCAAGGTCCGCGGCTATGCCGTGGTCTGGGACCCCCCTACGACATGGGCCGCGAGATGGAGCGGGTCGATCCCAAGGCGTTTGACCGGGCCATGGAGGACCCGGCCGACATTGCCCTGCTGTGGAACCACGACACCGGCAAGCCACTGGCTCGCGTCCGGGCTGGCAACCTGCGTCTATGGACCGACGGCACGGGCCTCGGATTCGAGGCCACCCTGCCCGACACGGCAACAGCCAGGGAGGCCCACGCCCTGATCCAGAGCGGCGTTGTGAGCCAGTGCTCGTTCGGGTTCATCGTGCGTGAGGAACGCTACGAGAAGGGCGAGACCAAGCCCGTTCGCGTGATCCTCGACGCCGACCTGATGGAGCTGAGCCTGGTGACGTTCCCGGCCAACCCGGCAACGAGCGTCGAGGCTCGGTCCGAAGCCCAGCCGGCGCCGGCCAGGCGTCTTCTTCGCATGTTTCCACCGGCCTGATCGTTGACCCTTGAAACGGGTTTTGTGCCTGCGACAATACCCGGCGACAACTCATACCTCCGCTCCCAGCAGCCCCTGCCTAGTGCACGCTGACTGACGAGCGAGCGAGCCTCCGTGCAGCCCGTGTGGCGCACTGGCCCGAATTGCGGACGTCAACGACGAAGACTTCCGCCGGGTCAGTGCGCCATTTTGCTGCGCAGTCCCGGCGCTAACACGGAGACTGAGATGGCAGACAAGAACACCAAGCTGGACCGCGGCGGCGAGGAATATCGCGCGCTGTTCCGCAACTACCTGGCGAAGGGCCACAAGGGCCTGACTGATGCTGAGGCCCGTGCCCTGAGCGAGGGCAGTGCGACGGGAGGCGCCGTGCTGTTCCCAACCACCTACTCCAACATGTTCATGGAGGAAATGGGAGATGACCGCATCGTCGGACGGGTGAGCAAGGTCTACAGCTCAACCGGAACTTTCAGCGTGCCGATCATCACGCCGGCAAACGCCGGAGGATTTAGTGTGCAGAAGAACCCGGGCGAGGCGGGAACCCTTCTGGACGCCACCGCCAGCAGCCAGACCACGGTGACCGTTCCGAACTTTACCAATCCCGGAACCAGCAACACTGGAAGCGGAACCGCAACTTTCACGCTCAAGCGAATCAGCGTGATGGTGCGGGCTTCGCAGGAACTGGTCGAGGACTCCGCACAAATGGGCGATGCAAGTGTGGAGAGCGTCATTGTCAGGCAGGCGTCTCAAGACATCTATCGGGAACTGAGCCGCCAGATCCTGCTGGGCAACAAGGATGACAGCGTGACTGCCGGAACGGCCAGCACTGCTGGATCGGATGCGTGCCACGGCATCGTGAACACTCTGAAGCGTTACAGCAGGTCGATCTCAACGACTACCGCAGTGGGCGTGAATTCGGGACTTCTCGATCAGAACAACTACATCTTGAATTGCACGCAAGGTCTGTGTCAGCAAGAACGTCTGCCGTCGCATTATTGGGAGCGCGTCACGTGGATTCTCAATTCACGAATGAACTTCCACACAACCGCTTCGGCACAGGGTCAGTCCCTGGGCGCGCAAAATCAGAACTGGGTGTCCAACCTGCTGTCATGGAATGACCGAACTTTGTTCGGACAACCGTACACATGGGCAGACATGAGCCCCACCACGTTTGGCACATCGAACTTTGTTCCAAACGGGGACCCCATGATCATCGGAGTTGACCTGTCGCGATACCTGCTCGCGTTTGCGGGCAACGGCATCAGCGTGACCCGTCTCAACGAAACTTTCGCCGCCACGAACGAAGCAGCGTTCGTCGTGTCGGTTCGATGCGCAGGTGCGCTGACTGACGTGAATGCTGCATTCGGAGTACATCGCGGCTAAGCCGCAGAGGAATTGAACATGGACAGCTACAAGAAGCTGCGGGCTGAGAACGACGCCCGCTACCGCCAGATGAGCGAGCTGATCGAGAAGGCCAACCAGGCCGGTGGCGATCTCTCGGCCGATGACACCAAGACCTTCGACAGCCTCGACGCCGAGTACCGCCGCGTCCAGGGCGTGATCGAGAAGAATCACCAGCTGATGGCGCTGGCCGCCAAGGACCGTGAGACGGGCTTTGTGGACGTCGGCCCCGACGCCCCCGAGATGCGTCGCGCTCCCGCGGCCCGCGAGACCGCTCAGCGGGCTCCCCGCTTCGGCGACTTCCGCTGCTCGGACGAGTACGTGAAGGCGTACGAGACCTACCTGAAGCGCGGCGAGCACACCCCGGTGGCCGAGATGCGCGCCCTCAGCGAGGGCACGGCGGGCTCCGGCGACGTGCTGCCGCCGACCGAGTTCCACAACGAGCTCGCAAAGCGTCTGCAGAACATGGTGGCGGTGCGTCAGCTGGCTCGCGTCCTGCCGCTGGGCAGCTGGAAGCGTGAGATCGCTTTCGAGACGGCTCTGCCCAACGCGGCGTTCATCGCCGAGGGCAGCGCGCCGACCGAGAACACCGGCACGTTTGTCAACCGCGTCCTGACCCCCGCCGCCTGGCTGGCCTCAGCCTCGTCTCGAACGAGCTGATGGAGGACGCGCCCGCCCGTGGCCCCGGCTTCTCGATCGAGTCGATCCTGACCGAGCAGTTCGCCCGCAAGTTTGCCGAGGTGGAGGAGTCCGGGTTCCTGGTTGGCAACGGCACCGCGCCGAACCCGAAGGGCATCCTGACCTACACCACCGGCACGAACACCACCGTCAACACGGGCGCGACGATGAGCGGCACGGTGGCCTCTCCGGGCCTCACCGCTGCGAACGTGATCGACTGGGTGTACTCGATCCCCGCCAGTACCGCATGCACTCCAGCTGCGCCATCCTGACGAGCGACACCGTGCTCGGCATGATCCGCAAGCTGGGCTCGGTCGGCGGCACGGTCAACTACTTCTGGCAGCCCTCGGGCATGCTGGGCGAGCCCGATCGGATCATGGGCATCCCGGTCTACGCCAGCGCCTACGTCAACTCGATCGCCGCCGGCGCCGTCATCGGCATCGCCGGTGCGTTCGACTACTGCGTGGTCGGTGAGCGCAGCGGCTACACGCTGAAGGTGCTGCGTGAGCGTTACGCGGACAGCAACCAGACGGGCTTCCTGGCCCAGAACCGCGTGGACGTGACCCTGACCCAGACCGAGGCGTTCCGTTACCTCCTGGCTCCGGCCACCTGATCGGACACCTGACTGAAACCCACACCGCTCGGGGGAAACCCCCGGGCGGATTTCAAAACCATGCCGAAGGTCAAGGTCATCCAGGCGTACGCGGACACCAGGGACGTGCACCAGGTTGGTGAAGTCCTCGACGTTGATGACCGCACCGCCACTGAACTCATTGCCACCGGACTGGCCGAGCGAGACGAGCCCGAGCCCCGTGCGTGCGTGAAGCCTGACTGCTGCCGAGCCGTCAAGAAGGGAGCCAAGGCGTGAGCGACGGGATGCGAACAACCCTGTCTGACACGGGTGCCTCGTCGCCTGCCATCACTGCGTCGGACGTGAAGACCCACGCCAGGATCTATCACACGCAGGATGACACCTACCTGAGCACGCTTGTCACGACGGCCACGCAGATCATCGAGCATGAGACCCGCCGGGCTCTCATCAATCGCACCTTCGCGTACCAGCTCGAAGGCTTCCCGGCCGACGGCGAGATCATCCTGCCGCGCTCGCCGCTGTCCAGCGTCACGAGCGTCACCTACACGGACGCAGCCGGAGCAACGCAGACTCTGGCGTCGAGCGTCTACCACACCTACAGCGTCAACGGCATCGGCCGGGTGGTGCTGAAGAGCACCGAATCCTGGCCCACCACGCTGGGCACTGGCGGGCTGGACGTGACGGTGAACTTCGTCGCCGGTTACGGGGCGTCCGCAACGAACGTCCCCGCAGCACTGCGGCACGCCTGCCTGCTGCAGGCGACACACCTGTACGACAACCGCACGGCCGTGGGCCCGACGCAGCTCTACGAGGTCCCGATGACCGTGCAGCGCCTGATCGTGCAGTACCACAGCGGGGACTACTCATGAACCCGGGCTACATGCGGACGCCGCTGGCGGTCTACAACCCGACCGACTCGACCGACGAGTTCGGGCAGGTCACCAACAGCAAGGCCACCAGCACGCTGACCGTCATGGCTGCCATCAACGAGGCGAGCGCGGAGGAGCGGATGAACCACCGGCAGCTGAACCAGGTGGTCACGCACAAGATCCGGACCCGCTGGCACCCGGACATCACGCACCGCAGCCAGCTGCGGACGGTGGCTCAGGAGCAGGGCAAGACGCAAACGACGTGGGAAGTGGTCACGGTCATCGACTGGCAGGAACGGCGTCAGTACCTCGACCTGGTCTGCAGGCAGATTGTGACGTGAGGCATGCCAGTACGCAGTCGAATTCCAACGCGTGCGAACGCACCTGGTCCAAGGCAATGCCGCCCGAAATGGACACGGGCTACCACGGATGCTGAAGTGATCGAGGAATTGATGACGAAGGCCATGCTGAGCCGCGTTGCGTGACATCGGACACTGACACGAGACGCACTGGTCGCAGCACTACAACAGCGTCCCCGCCAAGCACGATGGCGAGAGCACACGCAGCGGCACTGCAGCACCGGTGGTGGAATAGAAACAGCCAAGAAGGGCAAGCCCGTCGGATTCAGTCGTATTCGCAGCGCTCGAGCGCTGCATGCATCAAGTCTGGCTTCGGCATGCAGGTTCTGAGTGGATCAAAAGATGGCAACGCCTACCGTGCTCCGCGTCAAGGCGTGGGCGCAGCCGTTCACCTGATGGACAAGGGCCGCAAGAAGGCTCGGGCGATTCATGGCGCAAGAACAACACGCAATACACCACGAGCTGGCCAGTACCGATCTGGTTTCGCGGCTTACAAATCCTGATGCAGCTTCGCAGACTTTGCAATGCAGCATCTCGGCACTGAGATGCCCAACGCAAGGGTCAGCGGCTGCGCTGCGGCACGTCGAGCGGAGTCGTCGGCATGAGCGCCACCATTGCCGCTGCAGTCCGAGATGCTCTGCTCTGCTCGACCGACGTGGTCCAGTCTGTCGGAACGTCGTTTGCAGATGCCCGCATCTTTGTGTCGTACCGGGACACCAGCACCCTTCCGTGCATTGTGTTGGCCTATGGGAACGACTCAGACATCAGCCCGACGTTTGGCCGCACAGACAGGTTGCGAAAGCTCTCCGTCGATTGCGATTGCATCGCAACCACTGTCAAGGCATCCATGTCCATTTCCGAGAAGGTCCGCAAGGCACTGCACGGCGCCAGCGGAACCAGCCGCAGCACAAAGGTCATTGAAATCCGCGTGCTTCGAGAGAGCAGCAACTACGACGTGGGTGCCGAGGGCGACGAGGGCGGCATTCACATCACAACCGTGACCGTCGAGGCGACCTATCAGGCCGACGCGGTTTCACCCATCACCATCACCACCCCAGGGCAGGCGCCCTAACAGGAGCAACACATGGCAGCATTCTCTTCATTTCGGATCGACCCTGAAGGTCGGCCGCGGCCACAGGCGGGACCTACACGGCCCCCACCACGGCGGTCGGCGAGATCCTCAGCCTCAACGTGGACGGCATCAAGCTGAACACCATTGACATCACCACCCTGACCGACCGGTTCCGGAAGTTCACTGCAGGCCTGATCGACTCGGGCTCCATCAGCCTGGAAGTCAATCTGGACCCCGACGATGCTCAGCAGTCCACGATCATCGACCAGCTTGACGTGACCGCTAGCACCACCGCCCCGACCCTGCTGTCGTGGCTGGTCGAGTTCGGGTCCAGCTCGAACAAGGGCGCCACGCTTGCGGGCGTCGGCATCGTGACCGATTTCAGCATCAAGGGCGCGTCTGGATTCGGCCGTGACCGCCAGCATCACCGTGAAGTGGTCGGGCTCGGTCAACTTCACCGACGTGGACTGATCCATGAGTGACCTGAAGGAACGCCTGCTGGCCCTCAAGGGCACCGTGCCGTCCGAAGTGGTTTCCATCCCCGGCGTCGGTGAGGTCGAAGTACGTGGCCTCACCGCCGCCGGGCGGGACGAATGGGAGCAGACGCATGTGGCAACAGCAAGGGCACGGACGGTTCAGCAACATCCGGGCCGGACTTCTGGCTCGCAGTGTCTCTATCAGCGATGGCCAGCCATGCTGTTGACTCCGCTGGACGTCGAGCGCGATTGGGGCGTTGCCGGCCACCAGTTGTTGATCGACCTGTACGAAGTCGCATGCCAGCCTGAGCGGGACTTGGCGATCACGGACCGAGGAAGACGCCTTGAGGGAAACTCCGAGAGCGCCCGCTGAGGCAGTTCATGTTTCGGCTGGCGCTGGCACTCGGGCAGGACCGTGGCGGAACTGGAGCAAACCATGAGTGGCCGTGAGCTGACCGAGTGGATGGCATACGACAGCCTGGAGCCCTTTGGCGACCAGCGGGCCGACCTTCGGGCTGGCATCGTCGCCGCCACCAATGGCCAACTGCCACCGCTCACGCGGTGACCAGCGTTCAAGCCGCAGGACTTCATGCCGTTTGTTGAGAAGCCATCGCCGACCCGAGCGACAGCCATGCAGGCCCTTCGCAAGCCGCATTTGGCAAGAAAGGACGCCTGATGGCAAGGGCTCTGCTGGCATTCGCGTTGGCATTTCCATGGAGGGCGTCAGGAGTTTGCTGCTCAGGCAGACAGGGCAGCGGCAAAGACCGAGCAGCTGCAGCAGCGATCGAAAGGCCATCGGTGGTGTCATGTCTGCTCTTCAAAGACAGTTCGACCGGCTGACCAAGAGCCAGGAACAAATTGGACTGGAGAAACTTCAGAAGGCTGGAGCTTCTCAAGAGGTGGTTGCCAAGTATCAAGAACAGTGGTCTGTCATCAACAGGTTGATGGAAGCCGAAAAGGCCGCAGAATTGCAAAGAGTTGCGGCTGAGGCTGCAGAGCGTTCTAGGATTGAGCGAATCAAGCAGGCTCAGATTGCGGCTGGCAGCAGTCCATGGATCGGAGACTGCAAATTGAGCGTGCTCTGAAGACGGAGCGTGATCGGATGGACGCCGACTATCAAAGGTCCTTGAAGTACGCAGGGACTTCAACGTGGCCCCATGTTTGGCAAAACTCTTGGCCCGTTGGTCAAGGGTCTGCCGGGTATCAAGGCCGGTCGATCTGGGCTTTCTGCTGTGGGCGGCGGTGTGCCCAGCTTGCATCGAGCGGGCAGATTGACGCCATGAAGCTGTATAGCGACACGGTCATCAACTTTGTAAACGGCCTGCCAGGCAGGGAGCGGCTGGTTTCCATCGCCGAATCCATCACAAGCTGTATTCGGGTGGACCATCAGCCAGTGAAATTGAGGCCAAGGCCGAAGCCATGGCCGAACTCAATCAGGTTCGCATGGATGCTGCTGGCAAGGCGTATGCCCGTATTGAAGACCTCAAGGCACAGCGAGAACGTGCCGGGAAATCGGATTCGGAATCGCCAGGCTTGATCAGGCAGATCAGCTCGAAAGGGCAAGGTCGGAAATGGTGGCTGGCGGAATGAATCCCGAGGTGGCTCTCGCCAAGATTCGTGCAATGAAAAGCCTGATGGAAGAAATTGACAAGCGAAGGGCAAGTCCAAGTGCCGCGATGCAGGCCGAGGAGTTTGGCCGAGTTGATGCAGGAACAAAGGGACACCTTGGCACAAATCACCGAGAGCGAGCGGGAGCTCTACTGGCAGAGACATCGATCGCCTGTTGACGAACGCAAGATCATTCGTTGAGCAGGCGGATCAGATGAACGCCGAATACAAGAAGGTCACGAAGACCGCAGCGAACTAGGTTCCGGATCAAGCTGGACACGCTTGCAGCTTGACGAAGAACTTGACGCGCAGGAAGCGCGGCGTGCGGCCGAGGAAGCAAAGAGGGAATCAGACGCCGCCGCTGAGGCCGCGGCACGAGCGAAATGCTTGCAACAGACGGCTCGATCCTGCGTACACAATGTCAGCCAGCCAGACGTCGAGAACATTGGCACGGCCATTGGAGGCGTGCGGGTGGCCGGCATGACCAGCAGCAGAACTCCGAGCGCATGATGCCGCATGCAAGAGGCGATCAGAGTCGTACTCTGCGCCGAGATCGCACGCAACACGGAGCGGCTCGCGGCTGCTGGGGCACCCTGACCATGGCCATCATCATCAACCAGAAGCCGGACGGCGTCTCGATTGGGTTTGACCGCGGCAAGTGGAGCGGGACTTCGGCCTACGTCATCCGGGATGACGCTGGCGCCCAGATCGACTCGTCCCAAATCATGGGTGACAGGCGGCGTGATCGCAAAGCTGGGACCGACCGAGTTTGGCGGCAGTTCCGGTGCGCTGGGTGACCTGGGTAGTTACTGGTCATCGCGAATGCGGCAGGTCTCGTTTGAGCTGAAGCAGCAGGACGCTGGCGGCTACGTTTGGGAGGCCACGGTCAACTTCGACAGCAATGTCGGCGATCCAACAACGACGCCGGTTGACCAGAAGAACGAGGGGCAGCAGGGATTCACGGCCGTGGAGTTGTCTGTCCAGGGCGAGCCCGTTGACATCTGGCGTACCGGCGACGACCATGCCGACGGGACAGCAACATATGACAGCCCAACGGACACCGACATCGGTGGCACCAAGGTGGACAGCGGTGGCGAGCCCATCAGCACATTCGTGAACATTGCGAGGATCACGTACCGCCAGGTCGTTGTCGGCCGTCCGACCGTCCCGCTTGCGGCGATCAACACCCGCAACAGTGCGTGCCTATTCCGTCGGGGCCCTATTCGTTTGCGGCCAGGACGCTGCTGTTCACCGGCTGCTCCGTCAGCCGGGTGGGCGTCTCCACCTACGAGATCGTCTACACGTTCGCCTACGACGCCAACTTTCACCTGCGGCAGATTGCCACACGCATGCCTGACACTCGTGAGGTGCAGGTTGGTGCAAACGGCAGATACATGCGGCAGCGACGCCAACCAGCAGCGACAAACGCCTATGGCCAGGTTGATGCGTCTACTGGGCGGCAGCCATTCCCAGAGCACCGGCGCATTTGCAGTCGACCATCGGCACCCTGGCATGAGAGTCAACGGGTCAACTCAAGCAGGCAGCTGGGGCCCATGGTCACCAAACCATGGTGCGAACCATTGCCGACGCGGTCAACTCGTATCAACGACAGGCCGCGGCTCGTCTGTCCGCATCTGGCCAAAGATCCGTCCACGCTCATCGTGGCTCGCATCACCGGGAGCACCGCAATCTCTGGAAAGACGGCCACGGTGGGCGGCGTTGCGGACACCCCGGTGGCGTGGACGTTACGACTGGGAGGAGGCGTTCGTTGACGGTGCGGCACGCCTCACCAGACGGCGCAAGGCGTACCGACGCAAGAGCAGCCTGATCGAGCGGCACCGCTCGGTAGGGCGTTCAACGGCGTGCGAGGGTCCGCAGATCATCGTCTGGCACCACCACGCTCGGCCCCGGAATCACGACCGCAAACATCCCAGCCGGGTACACGATCAAGCCCATCGCAAACAACACGGTGGTGCTCATGTACGCAGCTGCAACCGCGACAACGGCCAGCCGCTGCTTTGTCTTCTGCTGCCCCAACGCCATCGACGGAGCATGCCCATGACGCCGCTTGGACCACGACATCAGACCAACCCGCAGCTGGCGTTTGCCATCAGCCTGCTGCAGCTCGTCACCCTCATCATCGGCGTGGCCGGGGTGTTCGTCACGCTGGGCCGGAAGGACGCCATCCTCGAACGCCAGGACAGGGATATCTCGGAGCTGCGATCCATCGCCCAGGACCTCGTCAAGGCTCAGGTGCTGGGTGCTGCCAACGATCAGAAGCACGGCGAGGCCCTGCAGGCCGTCAGCGTTCGACTGGACAGGCTGGAGGGTCGCCGGTGATCCGGTGCATGCTGTTCCTGCTGCTGGTGGCTCTGGCGGGCTGCTCGTCTGCCGAGGCGATCAGCGTGCAGGCCACGGCCGTCGGCGACCGGGCTGCAGCCATCCGCGGCCTAGCCGAGCGGATCGGTGCCCAGTCCACCCAGCCCGACGTGGTGGCCGACGCGGCCGCGATCAGCCTTGAGGCTCAGTCGATCCAGAAGAGCGTCGGCGTCATCCATCAGCGGGTCACGCAGGTGCGAGATATCACGCCATGGTGGGCGACCCTGCTGCAGTGGGGCCTGATCGCCCTGGCCGGCGCCGCGGCTGTGTATCTGGTGCACGCGACGGGCATCGGTGCGGCGATCCGGGTGGCCATCGGATGGCTGCCTCGTCGCAAGGTCACGGAAGCGGAGATGGCCGCAGCCACGATGGCAACGGACAAGCCCGAGACGATTCGGGAATGGATCGCCATGAAGCGAGCATCGGACAAGGAGTTCGACGCGGCATGGCGAAAGACTCAACAGGAGAGCAGACCATGATCCTTGGTACCGCAGAAAGTCTGATCGGCTCAATTTGGGCCGCGTTCGCATGCATGGCCGCCGGATACATCGCCGGGCATGTCGTGAGCCTCGACCGCATCGCGGGCTGGTTCAAGAAGTGAACCTGGCCCCGGCAAAGTGCTGCTGCGGCGGAGCCGGATCGTGCCTGACGGGCTGTGAGTGTCCAGAGTCAGCAACGCTGCCAAGCAGCGTTCTGGCGACAATTACCTTTTCGGATTGCTGTGGCAATTCGAGAACCGTTGCAACTGTTCTAGCACTGACAAGTGCGGGACAGTGCGGCGCATGTCTGCAGTGCACGAGATATGAATGGCTCGCAACACGAACATACGCTCCTACGGAAAGTTGTTCGAGTTATCTCTGCGCGGGCGTGGTCTTCGATTTTGATTGCGAACCACTCAACAATGAGACGGAGTGTTTTCATACCGAAGGCCAGCTGTTTCAGGTTTCACTTGCTCCAGACTCTTGCACCTACGACGATGGGACTGGGCAATACGGACAATGCAAGTTTTGGTCTCTTCGGTTTGGCTTTACAGTGAAGGGTTATACGGCCGTGGGATACTTGGCTGGCCTCAGCGGTGTTTGCACATGCTCGTATCCGTCTGGCACGTGCCAATCTACTGCCGCATGCGCTGGCGGGCTTGTGACTGTGTGCAAGCAAAACGGACAGCCGATCCTCGTGGCTCGTACGGTGCGTGCACTGCGGATCTGGACTTCTGCGACGATTATGATGCATGGACCTGCAACCCCAACGCATCAGCGGTTGTCTCGTGATCGACTGCGACCACTGGTCCCCGTGCACGGTCAAGTCAGGCGGCTGCTGCGCCGCTGGGCACTACGGCGGCCGTCCCAGCCTCGGCGTCTGCGGCCAGTGCCCGCACCGGGTTGTCGGTGGTGAGCAGCCACAGGGCACGACCGTGACCTACGGGGCGACCACGGCCAAGGCAGTGCAGTACCTGAAGGCCGAAGCGAATCACGCCCTCAACGGCCCGGCGCCGGCCGACGTGGTCGAAGCCCGCAAGGCTGCCTGCCGCAGCTGCGAGCATCGGGTGGACAGCCTGGAGGACAACACCGACCCCGGCGGGATTGGGTTCTGCACGAAGTGTGGCTGCGGCGGAAGCCGACGGGCTGCCCTATCGGTGAAGTTGACGATGGCCAGCGTCTCGTGCCCGGTCGGAAAGTTTCAGCCGGTGACTGGCGTTGGCGGCAGCATCGACAGCGTCATGCAGGCGCATCGAAGGGCCTGGCGATGAGCGTGGTCGATCGAACGAGCAGATCGCTAGATGCCGGCGCGCTGATCAGAAGCGTCAGTCCAGGAACAGCAAACGCCACGACTACCGCTGATGCCGCAATGATCAAGTCGCGTCTTCCTGTGATTCAGGACGCGAGCTCGCGGTATGAGGAACAGATTCGAACGACGGCCAACGGCGATGGCAACGCTGCCATCCGATCTTGACGCAGTCCACGGCCAAGTCCTTCACCGGCAACGACTGCAAACACGTCCCGGCAGGGCGATGATCTGTGCCCAACAGAAGTCAGCAGGATTGCTTTCATTCTGACACGATAAACCGCACAACCGTCCGAGAGCAATGGCGGTCCGCCGCCGTTTTCGTGATTTTCGTACCCTGTCCGCCCCATGGTGATCCGGGTCACCGTAGAGTTTTGCGTGGATTCAGGTTGTGCAGCTCGGGGCGACGTTGGCTTGCTTGACCAGGTCGAGGCTTGGCAAGTGTACGCGCGAAGTCCAGGGCCACAGTCCCGAACACGCGGCACAAGCGGCCCGCTGGGCGCGCTCGTGGCTGCAACATTCACGCGAACACGCTACGCCAGATGCGTGCGTAGCGTGGCTTCGGGACATGACTCGCGGGGCCGCGCTTAGCCCCCAGACCATCCGCAACCGGGCCAGTGCCTGCAGGCGTTTCTGTGGCTGGATGGTTGTCCAGGGCGTGCTGGACGCCAACCCGTGGGCGTCGGTCCCGATGCCCCGAGGACGGGCAAAGCAGGGTGCGGACGCATTCACGGACGAGCAGGTGGCCGCGCTCATCGCCCAGGCTGAACGCATGTCCAAGCAGGGACGCAAGCCCGCGGATCGAGCGTCGGCTGCCAACCGGGCCAACCTGTACAGGTTCCTCAGCTTGACCGGCCTACGCCGAGGCGAGGCTCGGGCTCAGCGATGGGAAGACATTGACCTGCAGGCCCGCACCATGGTGGTGACCCACGACAAGGCCCGGCGGGCTGACCCGATCCCGCTGTCTGTGGCAGCGTGTGGCATGCTGCGGCAGATGCTGGCAGGACGTGGCACTGGGCTGGTGTTCCCGACCATCGTCACCGACAAGGCCCTTGAGGCCGACTGCCGCGCCTGCGGGATCACCGGCCGAGGCAAGTGGCACCGATTCCGGGTTGGGTTCGTCACCGAATCCTTCGAGGCCGGGGTGGCCCCTGAACTGATCCAGCGGCTGGCGAGGCACCGCTCTATCGACCAGACCCACCGATACTTGCGTCATCGGGAAGAGCGGCTCCGTGATGCTGTCGAGCAAAGATCGGAAAAATATCGAAATGGCTGTCCTCCAAAACCTCGTGCAGCCGATAGGTTCCCCGTGGATTCAGACATGGCCCACGGCGCAACCATCACCGAGAGCACCAAGACGACCAGCCAGGTCGCAGCGCCCACCGGCCCTGAATCCACAAACAACCTGGCTGGTCTTCTGCGTGCTCTCGGCCGCTCGCAGGTGCCTGTTGCTCCGGCAAACGAAAAGGCCCGCGTCAATCGACGCGAGCCTCTCGTGAGTCGGGGTGACAGGATTTGCACCGACACCCCCACCGACGTGGGAGCCGAGCGGCTGATCCATGCGGCCACGCTCCTCTTGGAGCTGGCCGTGCTGCAGATGCAGCGAGGAGCCGCCAGTGACAACGCAGAACGCGGGACGATTCGGGCAAGTGGTCGAGGACGTGGGCCTCGCCATTCAGGAACTTCGCAACGACAGCCGCGGGCTTGACGCTCGCAAAATCGAGTTGGTCATGGAGCACCACGCCGGGGACGTGGTCCGGGCGTTGGTCGAGACGTTCCCGTCCGGCCGCATTGAGCCTCGGTTTGTGCTGCTGGCAGCGGACGCGGTGATCACGCAGACCACTGCGGCTCGTGCTGGCGCAGGTCAAGGAACTGAAGAAGCAGGCGGCCGAGGCACCGCTGGCCGTCCTTGGCCAGGGCGACTACCGGCGAGAGATCAGGCCGTCGGCAGCGATTGCCCGCCCGCGGCTGTGGGAGCGTTTCTGTGCTCGTGCTGCCCGGCTGCTGGGAGCCAAGGAGGTGACCCTGTGAACCCCAAGACCAAGTTCGTGAACCAGACCCAGGCGTGCAACATGCTGGGCTTTCATAGCAAGAAGGGACAGTCGGACGTGCAGAGGCTTGAGGAACTGGGACTCAAGCCAGTTTCATCGGAGCGATACGCCAGGGGTCTTCGTAGGTGGTACTTCGTGCCTGACGTGCTCAGGGCAAAGGCAAGTGTGCTGGCAAGTCGCCGGGGCCCCACAACCCATGCCAAATGGCAAACAGATGATCTTCCTGCTGAAATTCAGGCGGAACTACTGATCTTGCGAACAAGGCTTGTGGAGGTCGAGCGCACTCAGTCAGACGTTTTGAGTCAGTTGAACGACATTCGCCGGCAAGTGTTGCCATTGGAGGAGTCTCAATGAGCCACAAGGCAATCGCCAAGCGGCTAGGGATCAAGGTTTGCACAGTGCGCACGCATGAGAAACGAGCGCTTCTCAAGCTCCTGCGTGCGTGCCAGCGGGAGGGCATCCGATGCAACTGACCTACGAGAACTGCTCGGTGCCTGACATGCCTGCGGAGCGGTATCACGCCATCGAGGCGTTGAGCAGCACGGTGGCCCGGGATTTGCTGTCGGCCAGCCCGATGCACGCCTTGCACCGCCAGCAGCACCGTGACGAGACGCCAGCGATGCGTCTGGGGACCGCGCTGCATTCGGCCGTGCTGGAGCCCGAGCGTCGAATGATCGCCGTGGCACCAGACGTGGACCGCCGGACGAAGGATGGCAAGGCCAGGTACGAGGAGTTTCTGTTGGCCAACGCTGGAAAGATCACGCTGACCGCCGAGCAGGGAGACCTGCTGGCCGGGATGCTGTGTGGCATCCGCCGCTGTAAGTCGGCACTGTCAGTGCTCAACGTCGCCCCCAGCCGTGAACTCTCGCTGTTTGCCAGAGAACCGGCAAAGGGCGTTCTGTGCAAGGCTCGGATCGACGCGCTCAGCGTGTCTGAGCGGTTCATCCTGGACGTGAAGAGCACCAGCGGCGTGGCAACCACTGACGAGTTCGAGCGTGCGATTGCGGCCCGCGGCTACGGCTTCCAGGCCGCGTTCTACATGCACGTCGCGTCGTTGCTGGGCTACGAGGTGGACACGTTCGCCTTCGTGGTGGTCGAGTCGGAGCCGCCGCACGGGTGTGCGGTGTTCATGCTGGAGCCCGAGGTGATCGACCTGTACATGCCAAAGGTCGCGAAGTCGATTGAGACCTACGCCGGGTGCGTTGGCAATGCCGAGTGGCCGGGCTACGAGGACAAGGTGCGACGAATTGGCATTCCAGCATGGCAGCGAAAGCAGCTGCTGGACGGCATGGAGGTGGCAGCATGAGCATCGTTCCACTGACTGACATGCAGGCCATCGACCAGATCGTGGTGTCTGGCGACCTGTCGAGGCTCACGCCTGAGCAGCGGGTCTCCTACGTGCACCACGTCTGCCAGTCTCTGGGCCTCAACCCGGCCACGCGACCGTTCTCGTTCCAGCAGTTCCAGGGGCGGCTGGTCATGTACGCCACGAAGGACTGCAGCGAGCAGCTGCGTCAGATCCACGGCGTCAGCGTGCGGATCACTGGCCGGATCACGGACACCGAGGGCGGCGTCTACACGGTCACCGTGCGTGGCGTGGACAAGGAGGGCCGACGCGACGAGGCCAGCGGGTCGGTGAGCATTGCCGGTCTCAAGGGCGGCGATCTGGCCAACGCCATGATGAAGGCCGAGACGAAGGCCAAGCGGCGATTGACTCTGAGCATCTGTGGGCTGGGCTTCCCCGACGAGACGGAGATCGGGGATGGCGGCCCCGTCATGCAGCCCGTGCGAGCCGTGGCCGCGGACCGGCTGGCCAGGCTCAACGCGCTCACTGCTGCGGGTCCCGCGTCGGATGGGCCTGTGGCGGCTCCCGTGGCCCCGGCGTCGGCGGACAGCGAGCCGCCGGCGCCGAGGGCTGCGACCGGCACGGAGCAGGTGCCGGACCCCGTCGCCACGGACGGCGGCGAGGAGAGCCTCGAAGACCTGGCCGAGCAGGTGGCTGCGTTGGCCCGAAACACGGGCCAGAAGCGCACCGCCATGCAGGCGTTGGCAGCAGCGCAGAAGAAGGGAAAGACACCCGAGGGCACCAGGGCGGTCCTTGAGGAGTGGCACGAGGCCCTGAGCAATCACCCAGACAACTCGAAGGAGATCCGACTGTGAACATCATCTGGAACAGCAGCGAAGACAAGCCCAAGAGCGACAAGCCGAAGGAGTTCAAGAACGAAGTTCTGCCGGAGGGAACCTACACCGCAGAGATCGTGAAGAGCACCGCGCGGCAGAGCCAGTTCGACAACGTCAAAACGCCGGACAACCCGGACGGCTGGGAGTGGAGCGTGTGGCTGGACGTGCACGAGAACGGCACGAGGTATCGGGTGTTCGACAGCATCGCGGCCACCCGCATCAGCCGGATCAACGAGGTGCTGCGTGCTGCGGGGCGTCCGGAGCTGCGTCCCGGCAAGGATCACCGGTTTGAGGAGTCCAGCATCGAGGGCGAGACGGTCCGCATCCGCGTGTACCACAGCAAGGCGGGCAAGGCTCGCGTCGGTGAGTACATGAAGGCCGAGGCCGCGCCGTCCAAGCCAGCCAAGACCAAGGTGAAGGTCGATGACATCCCCTTCTGATCCGCAGGCACCTGGGGTGACTCAGGGATGGTCTAACACTCGGCCGCGCCCCGCGGCGATTGAGCCGAGCAAGACTCCGCAGACGGGCCGACGGGCCCGCGGCAATGCGGGTGCGAGCCCCGCTCCCTCCCCACGTGTCCTGCTGTGGTTCTGGCTGGGCTTCGCCTGGGGCGTTGCCGGGTGCTGTGCGTTCACGCTGGCTGCCCTCGGCCGCGGCTGGATGGAGGCGTGGCTGTGAGCAGGCTAAATGATCCAGTCCTATCGAATGTTTGGGCGGCAACTAGTCCTAGTCGTGCGAGTGATTTGACTGTGACGATTGGTGATTATGAAGATGAAACCAAATCATCCGAAGCGTTTGTCAGTGCAATAAATCTGTCGCACTGGATCGTGCATGCCGAGGTGCCTGGCTGGTTGCCTGTTATGGGGCATCGTGAAGATCACAACGGCGTACGCATTGATTTTGTTCTGGAGCCAACGCAACAGCTGAAACAGGCTGGGTGGTCGTTTGGATTCGTTGGCATTGAGTGCAAGAGGTCGTTGACCAAACTGGGACCCGTGATTGCACAAGCAAGCGACTATGCAAGTGCAATGTGGAGGCTGCCTTGCGGAAACGTAGTTGCAACAAACTTCGTTTGTATTTGGAGGTGCCCAAGCGTTGCCGGAAATCTGCTGTCTTGCATGATTTCGCGGCGCGTAGGCGAAGCAGACCTGACTTACGCAGGCAATTACAAAAATCAGCTGCTGCTGCGTTGGGGCGCGATAATTGCGTACAGGGATTGCGGGAAAGATTTTCCGCCGCAAATTGCAAAGCAACTTCTGGGCGGAAACAAAAAGGGCAGCCGCAATAACAGAAGGTGCTGCTCTAACAAGGACGCCGCATGAACATTGAAGAACTTAGGGAACAGGTTCGCTCCATCGCCCTGGAGCGGGACGCAGCACGCGAGAAGGTTGCCCGCATCATGGCCGGGCTGGAGGGCTGCTGCATGACCTGCGAGCCTGTCGGCCTGCGGAACCAGCAGATGCAGCGAGACATCGAAACGCTCAAGGCCGAGCGCGACGAGGCGAGGCGATGGGTTGTGCTATAGTGGAATGGCTGCTGACAGGACGCGCAACGCGAGCCTGAAAACATCGCACGGGAGCATGGCTGGGACTGCTTCAAGGAGGAAGGCAAGTGAGCGACGATCCCCGATCCCAAGCCGTCGGCGAATTGGACTGGACTTACGAGCGGCTACGCCAAGCCCTGGTTCGCGCCCAAATTGCTGAAGCCCGCGTCAAAACACTTACGGAAGAACTGCAGCGTGCCAAAACGTGTATGGCCATGGACCGCCTAAACAAGCTGGATGACGAGGTGGGCATTGCACCGCGCCCCACCGGGCCGGTCAGGGCACGCATGCTGCGTGAGGCTGCGACCGTCACCGAGGAACGCGGCAAGACCTACGGGCCTCCAGGCGAACACTTTGAGCGGACCGTGCGGGCGGCCTACGCCCTTATGCCTGACCTGTTCGCCCGGCCGCCGGAGCCTGAGGACTGGGGCAAGCTCATGTGCATCGACAAGCTGGCCCGAGACGCCGAGGTGGCCAAGGCCGACAACATGATCGACCTGGCGGGCTATGCGGCATGCGTGCACGAATGTCGGTCTGTGGATCAAACGACCGACACTTCATCACAACTGTAGTCAGTTCTATCCACCGGCAAGGACGCCATGCCAGACACCGTTACCGCCGAGGTTGAGGCTGCGATGCAGCTGCTCGGGTTCGTCTTCGAGCCCGGCGACCTGATCGAGTTTCGCACCATCGGGACCCGTCCGAGCCAGCACTGGGCGAAGCTGCAAGATGCATCAACTTGCATCAACTTGCTGCAGGCGTATCCGGCGGGCACCCATGTCTATTTCGGAGCCAACCCCCGCAAAGAGAAGGGAGGCAAGGCCGAGCACGTCGGGCTGGCTCGCTGCCTGTTCGCCGACTTTGACGGCGGCGTCAGCGTCGAAGAGGCCCGTCGCCGCTGGACCGAGGCCCTGATCCCGGAGCCGACGGTGATCGTCTCCACCGGTGGCGGCGTGCACGCCTGGTGGCGATTGCTGGAGCCTATGGAGGACCTGAAGGCGTGGACGGCACGGCAGAAGGCTCTGGCGATCCGGCTTGGCTCGGACCAAGCCGTGACCGACGCCCCCGCATCATGCGGCTGCCGGGCTTCCGGAACTGGAAGTACCACCACCAGCCACTGTGCGTGGTCGAGGCGTGCGAGCCGGACCACGTCTATGAACTGGACGAGTTCCCCGACCCGGTTCAGTACGCCCAGGACACCACGACCGAGGCCGTAGCGCCGGGGTCACTGTCCGACCTGTCCCAGCGGTTCCTGCACGAAGGCTTCGTGATGCGGGCTGGCCGGCGTCAGACGATCTTTACCGTCGCCTGCGACCTGAAGGCACGTCAGTGGGCCCAGGGCGACGCCGAGGCTGCCATCGTCAAGCGTGCCCGGCTGCTCAGGCTGGAGCCTGACGAGCTCGCCGACGTGCCCAGGCAGGTGCGGAACGCCTTCAAGGCCGACAGGGCGCCGTGCAGGGCCGGGCCGAGGACGTGGAGGTTGTGGAGGAGGCCGAGCCGGTGAGCCCGCCAGTGGGCATCCTGGACCTTGTACGGGCCAACCCGGCCATGCGTCGGCCGCTGGTGCACGGCCTGCTGCGGTCCGGCGAGACCATGAACATCATCGCCGCGCCCAAGACGGGCAAGTCGTGGATGGTGCTGGACCTTGCCCTGTGCGTGGCGACCGGCCGGGCGTGGATGAACACCTACAAGGTCGAGCGGTCCAAGGTCCTGCTGATCGACAACGAGCTGCACGAGGAGACGCTGGCCGAGCGCCTGCAGCGGGTCGCTCAGGCCATGGGAATCCCGCTGGAGGAACTGGACGGGTGGCTGGAGGTCAAGAGCCTTCGAGGTGCCCTGCAGTCCTTCGAGACGCTGGACACGGGCATGCTGGCACCCGTGCAGCCGGGCCACTACGGGCTGGTGATCTTTGACGCCTTCTACCGGTTCAACATCGGCGACGGTGCCGACGAGAACGACAACTCGTACATGGCCAAGACGTACAACCGGCTCGACGCCATCGCCAAGCGGCTGGACGCGGCCCTGGTCTGCATCCATCACACGTGCGAAGGGCAGCCAGGCCGAGAAGGCGGTGACCGACGTGGGTTCAGGGGCCGGGTCCATGAGCCGGGCTGCAGACACCCATCTGGTGCTCAGGGAGCACGAGCTGGAGAAGCACCTGGTGATCGACGCCGCCTGCCGGTCGTGGGCCCCGATCCAGGCCGCGGTGGTGCGGTTCGAGTACCCGCGGTTCTACCCGGAGCCGATGGCCGATCCCAAGGCCCTCGAAGAAGGGCCAGCAAGGGCAAGGGCGACGGCTGGAACGTACGAGCAGGTTCGTGGACGAGTTCTTGCCAACTCAGGCTGGACCGAATGGCCGTACAAGGACCTAGTGGCCTGCTGGTGCAACGAGGCCGGGCTTGCACAGGATGAACCGCATCTGCACGTTGAAGGAGCCGAGCGGTCGCCAGGACTGATCCGCAAGCGAAGGACCACCCTGGAATGCAGACCTGGTGACGGCCGTTCTGATCAACTACTCGGCTGGTCGATTGTGCGCGCATTGTGACGCACATGGACGAATCAATCGGCAAGGCTCGGGACTCATTTGATTACGCACCCTAAAGGGATGCAGGAGAATCAAATCGAGGGAACCCGGCCTGAGGGTCTGCCGGTGATGCCTTCCAGGACGCCTGCGAATGAACCCCGAGATTCAGACGGCGGAAAGGGCGGACCTTGTCATCCGGGCCATCTGCTGGCTGGAGGTGGGCTCCTTCACGCCCCGGAGCATGGCCACCCTCCACGGCCGGGTCTGCGACCAGCCAGACCGCTTGGCCCTGTACCTGGTCCTCGTCGGGCGTCTGGCCCAGGTGTCGGTGAACGACGCCTGCGGCTGTCTGAGGCAGCCCGTCCGGAGGTGTGCAAAGGCCCTCCGGTTCCACCAGCCCAGCCAGGACGAGGTGACCGAGTGGGCCAAGTTGATCCACGAGGCCCTGCTGGTGATGCCCCGGCCGAAGACCATGGAATCGAAACGAGCAGGTGCGACAATCCCGGCATGGAGGCGGTCCTGAAATGGGGTCCGTGCGACGGCGACGTGGTCACGGTCGAGGACACGGACGTGGAGATCCGCGTGCCCATCGTCTGTGGCATTTGCCTGGACGAGCTGCCCACCGCCCTGTCGAAGGACATCTACACCGAGGGCATCTACCTGCACGATCCCCAGACCGGCCAGTGGACCTACAGCGGTCGCCTGCGATACGACCAGAGCGGGAACGCCTACGTCTCGCCGGGCTGACCCTTGAATGGGCCTGCGAAACAGGCAGCATGTAATCATGGGGCTGCACAGCAGGAACAAGGGCAAACGAGGCGAACGCGAGGCGGCGGCGGTCATCGCCCAGCACTGGAACGCGACGGCCGCACGACGCAGCCAGCAGTTCTGCGGCCGCGATGGCGATGCCGACCTGACCGGCGTGCCCGGCATGCACCTCGAAGTCAAGCGGTACGCCCGCATCGCGGCCCTCGACTTTCTGGAACAGGCCGAGATGGACGCAACGCCAGGCAGTGTTCCCGTGGTGCTCATGCGTGAGGACACCAGCACGGAGTGGGTGGCGATGGTGCGGGTGTCGGATGCCCCAGAGTTTGCCCGTCGAGTCATGCAGCTGCTGGGCGAGAACGCCCCTGCAGTCGATCCCGATGCCCACGCTGGGGGTCTGGAGTGAAAAAGACTCCTAAGAAAAGAACGCCAATAGTTCTTACTGCTGGTGAGATCCTGACGCCGGCTCCCGTGCGGCAGAAGTACCCGGACCGCAAGCGTGGCTGGAGCGTCGAGCATCACGGGCGGAACGTGCACGTCGTGAAGGTGCCGAGGCCGAACACGAAGCAAGTCGAGCAGTGGGTGCTGCTGCTGGCCGACAATCACGTTGACAACCCAGCAGCCAGGAACGACGTGCTGACCCGCCTGCTGGCCCAGGCCGTGGAGCGTGACGCCGTCACGATCATCGTCGGCGACTACCTCGACCTCATGCAAGGGCGACAGGACAGGCGATCCAACAAGGCCGCGTTGCGTTCGACGCTGTTGAGCGATGCCTACTTCGACAAGGTTGTGGACATGGGAGCCGACCTGCTGGCCCCCTACGCCAGCCATGTTGCCGTGCTGGCCGCTGGAAACCACGAGACGGGCTGGATGCGGCACAACGAATCGGACCCGACTGCCCACGTCGTGCGGGCCGTGAAGGAACGGGCCGAGTCACCCATCGGCGCTGGCGGGTACGGCGGTTGGATCAAGTTCCAAGTGCAGGCTGGTGGCAACCACCTCGCCTACACGATGCGATACCAGCACGGCACCGGCGGCGGCAACAGTCCCATGAGCATGGGCATCCTCGATGCCAAGCGCATGTTCGCGTGGATCGAAGGTGCGGACACCATCGTCATCAGCCACAACCACGCGAGCAACGTGGCCGGAATTGCACGGGAATATCTGTCCTCCCAGAACGGCCAGTATCGCGTCGAGACGAGGTACGCTGATTTCGTGCGGGTGGGTAGTACAAAGGCGTCATGGGAAAAATCCCAAGGTGCTGCAGGTTGGGAGGTCGAGAAAGGATTTGGACCACAACCCATCCGACAGAAGTGGCTGCGGCTGTTCGTGACATGGGACTACGGCGAGCGTCGAGGCGGCAAGCCGCGCCTCGCGTGGGAGGTGCACGATGCCCAGTGATTACAGAACACGCATCAACGGCCGCACCTGGCGTGTTCAGTTCGTGGAGCCAAAAGCCATGGGCAAGGCGTGGGGCCTGTGCGATCATCCGCCAGGCAGGCACCCGACCATCAGCATCCGCCGCAGCCTCAAGCCGCAGGCCATGCTGGACACGCTGGTGCATGAGGTGCTGCACGCTGCCCGGCCTGAGCTGGACGAGGAAGCCGTGGACACCACGGCCACTGCAATCGCCAGGGCCCTGTGGCGTGCGGGCTGGAGGCAGGCATGAGACAGCGTCCGCCCAGGCTGAGGGTTGGCCCTGCCCCGACGCCGCGAGTCGTGACGCGGCAGTCCGAGGACCGAGGGACCACGCATGAGCGCGGCTACGGACGCCAACTGGCAGCAGCTGCAGACTGGTGGTGCTCAACAAGGAGCCGACCTGTCGCCGGTGCATGGAACGAGGCAGAGTGACCGCGGCCACGGTGGTCGATCACATTCGCCCGCTGCGGGACGGCGGCGACCACGGCCGCGACAACCTGCAGCCCCTGTGCGTGGATTGCCACGCGGTGAAGACGCAGCAGGACCTGCGGGCTAGGAGGGCCGATTTTGGTGCATAAACGGCCATTTCATAAAAGTGGCGATATTGGGCCAATATCGGGGGTGTGCCAAAATCGCGCGCA